CTAAGAGCGACGGTGAGTACACGTTCAGGTTCTTAAAGAACAACAAACTCTTGTATTCAGTTACAGGGGGGGCCGAGTATGAGCACCCGATCTGGGATTACAGCGGCGACACTTTGGTCGTCGAAGACTCATCGTATTTCGTCAAGACTGTCGTTGCTTACCACATCGACAGGCGACGTATGGACGACCATCATTGCCTCATCCTGCTGTCTCTAGTGGGCAGGTTTGAGATGCCAACATTACTTGCCACAAGCAGGGTGTTGGAGGGGAAGCCATTGCGGCGGTTGCAGCCAGTGTTCGGTGAACACGTTGTGTTGGACATTATCCGCCCAGATGGTCGTTACCGCAGCATTGCTTGTTTAGGCGATTACAATGCGGTAACACTACTGCGCAGTCAGATAGACGCAGTACACGCAGTGGCGTTGGTGGCCAAAGTGACGGTTTCCCCGTCCATGGTCGCGAGCAATATTGCTGTAGCAGGGCCCACCGGGTTGCCGACGGAACGAATGCCGCCCGGTCATGCTGCAATTTTAACGAGCTATCTTAGAGACATAGTTCCCACGTTTCCTCCCGTGGTGTACCCTCCAAGTGATTGCATGTTACCAATCTCCTTTGGCAAACATGACTACACGGCCCCAGTGGCGTTAGCAGGGATTGGTAGTCCCATTGTTGACCCATGTTTTGGATTCGTTTCGTCGATATCATCTGACGATCAATGCATCAAAGGCCGCGTAGAAGCTTTCGCTGCCACCGATGAAGACGGTGACAGCATTGCTGTATCTGACAGCAGTGAAGAGAAGCCAATCCCACCAAAGTTACTGTGTTACATGTATGAGTTTCTGGAACGACTTATCCCTGTGCCACATATTGGTGAACCTGAAGACGAAGAGTATGTATTCGCCAAACAGGACAAAGCCTCGCAACGCAACACACTTAACCAAGGCTCACTCATTGGAGTGGCTAAGGCCGCATGGGCGTCGTTTCAGAAGCGAGAAACATACATGAAGCCAACGCACCCGCGGAACATATCGCAGGCTGAAGCTTCATCGAAACTAGAGTATGCTAGGTGGATATACGGTTATCAAAACGGAGTGCTCAAAGGGGCTCCTTGGTACGCGTTTAACAAGACACCAGCACAGATAGCAGAACGAATTGGTGTCCGGCTGACCTCAGCCGAGCACGTCGTAAAATC